CACCTGATAAGGAAGTGCGTCAAGCCCAATCAGAGCCTGACGCAGAGGAGAATTCAAGTACGTGTCAAAAGGTACTTGATCGCTAGTGCTGTTTGCCGCAAATTCTGGACATAAATGACCTTAATTGTTCAAATGCTTCAAGCTCTTCAGGAAGCCATGCAACTGGAAATTCTATTGAAGCAGTATGTTTAACACTAAATGCAAAGCGCGCAAACTTTACTCCTTTGGAGTAAATGGACATTTCCGTAACCCCTATACTTTGGCCTCCACACCCTTTCCGTAACCAGACACTCATATTGTCATGTAATAGGGTATGTATAAGCTGTGATTGAAGTTCATCGTCATTTAAGTCCAACTCCAAATCATACATTTGCCATTTTGCGTCATAAGATATACGAAACCTTGGATATTCCGTAATTACCTGTCTCATAAGGATGATGCAGTCTTTAATGGCTTTTATGTTGTGTACTTTATTGGCCTCCTCAAGTTTTAAGTCTTTTTGTTCTGTTGACATTTTTTGCGGCACTAGAAAACGCCTAAATTCTTTGGGGTGAGCAGGGCATATATCCTCTTCTTTGAGGGTTGTAATATTCAGATTTAGGCGAGATTTGAAATAATTGATGTCATCAAGGCAAGTTGCCAGATAGCTGATATCCCTAATTTCTGTGTAGCCATCTTTACCAGAATATTCATTACTAACGGTGGTGGGTATATTGCTTAATAGTATTCGCTCTAAATTCCTAACATTGTCCCTGCTTGCCTGTACGATTAATGATTTAGAATAGTTTATGTCGTAGGTAGAGTTATGCTTTATCACTCTACTGTAATTATTTGAGCTAACGCCTATTTTAAAATGCATATCATTATTGAAAGGCAATATGTACAAGTAGTTATGTGGCTTTAAGTCTGCGTTTGTCAGTGGGGTGATCATTCTGTCGGCTCTTCCGCAGAAGGTAAGGGTTTGCCGTCAGCTATTTGCTGTATTAAATCAATAAACGCTCGGTCGTATTCACAAGCATCCTCCTCCATTGCATCAAGCAGGTCTTGTGCGGCGTTTCTTATGTCAGCGTTAGGGAGTGTCATGGTTCTGGCCTCGACAGTAATGACTTTTGTTTCAGTGATGCGGCCCCCAACATGATAGCTAGGTAACGCTGTGGGTTGCTCTGTTGCCAGTTAATAACAGTTCTAGGGGCAACATCGACTAGCTCGCAGGCTTCTTGCAAAGACTTAAAGCCTAACTGTTTTGCAAATTCAGAGGGTTTCATCGGATTCCTCATTTGTAACTACGCAATCGTCAGGTACGCTCAACCACTCTACATGCCCACTTTTAGTCAGGTCTGAAGATATTTCGATTTCATCCCCGTCACCGCTATTGAGTTTATCTTCAAGCTCTGAAGCCCAAGCGCCAAGCATCTCTTGTGAGCGTTTAGATTCAATAAGGTCTGCGTCTAGCCAGCCATCAAACGCTGTTGTTTTGCAGACATTCAACAAACGCTCTGCGATGTGGGCAATGCCTTGGTTGGTTATTTTATAATTATTCATTTTTATTCTCCTTTTTTGTGTGATTGTATTGTTTGGATTGCTACGGACAGATCATCGCAACCTCCTAAAAACTCTGAGAACCCATCTATATCATAGACACATGATTGATACTCATCTGCGGCGTTGTCAGAGCGCAGGTTTACAAACAGTTCATAGTTTTGGCATGGCGATGCGAATGAAGCGCATTCATTAGAGGCCCAAGAGACATCTGTAAATCCTGCCTTTGCTAAAGCGGTTAATTGGATTAACGACATGGCTTCCTTATCTGTTTTATGTGCATCGTTTAGTTCTATTTGTAAGTTCATTTTGTATCTCCTCACTGACTGAAGTTTTATTATAACAGTAACTATTACGCTAATACAACTATATTACAGTAAATAAGGTAATAAACTGCATTTCGGACAAAGATTACGAAAGTTTGTCCGTTACATCTGATGTAAGCATAGGTATAGCCAACAACCAAAAAAATGAAGTCTCGCTTTACCTTGCGGACAAAGATTACGAAAGTTTGTCCGTGTAATAAAGGTTGTTCTGTGGTAATAAAATATAACCACATAGTGTTGTGTTACCTGCCACAATGTGGTTAAATATTACCAAGATAGGGTTTTTGACTCTCTTAGTTATCTATTTACCTCCTCCTTTGGCTGCTTTTGCGGCCTTTTTTTTCTGTCTTCGGTAGCTGTTTAAGTATCCCCGAAGTGGTATTAATTTATGGCTAGACCTACCGTTATGACGCCTGACGTTGTCTCTAAACTAGAACATGCTTTTAGCATGGGATGTACTGACCTCGAAGCCTGTATGTATGCGGGTATCAGCAAGGCTGCGTTCTATAAATTTCAGGAAGATAACGCGGCGTTTAAAGACCAAAAAGAGGTGCTTAAAAGTAACCCGTTTATGCTTGCTAGAACCGTATTAGTAGAAGCTTTGCGGGACGGTGATGTAAACACAGCACATAAGATGATTGATCGTAAGGAGGGCAGTAAAGTTGCTCTGGATCATGTATCAAGTGATGGCAGTATGACGCCGACGATTGTGCAGTTAATTCCTTATACGCCAGATGATGATGCTTACAGCGAACATTAATCTGCCAGGCAAGCTGGTCCCAGTATTCTCTGGTGATGCGCGCTACCGGGGAGCCTTTGGTGGTCGAGGGTCTGGTAAGACAAGAACCTTTGCGCTGATGACTGCAGTAAAGGGTTATCAATGGGGAATGAGTGGTCAGTCAGGGCAGATACTTTGCGCTAGGGAGCATCTGAACTCTCTCGATGAGAGCTCATTAGAGGAGATTAAAAGCGCCATTCGTGGTGTTGACTGGTTAGCGAATTATTACGATGTGGGCGAGAAGTATATTCGTTCAAAAGATGGGCGCATTAGTTATGTGTTCGCCGGGTTAAGGCGCAACCTAGACAGCATTAAGTCTAAAGCCAGAATCATTATAGCCTGGGTGGATGAGGCCGAGCCTGTATCGGAAGAGGCGTGGCGTAAGCTTATCCCTACAGTGCGAGAAGATAACTCTGAGATATGGGTAACGTGGAATCCAGAGGCAGCACGATCATCTACAAACAAACGGTTCAGAGATGCACCGCCTGATGACTCTAAGATAGTAGAGCTGAACTGGCGTGATAACCCGTGGTTTCCAAGCGTCTTAGAGAATGAACGACTAGCGGATAAGAAACTACGCCCTGATGTTTACGACCATGTCTGGGAAGGAAGCTTTCTGCAGGCGCATGAGGGTGCGTACTACTCGCATTTGATTGAGGATGCACGACGAGAAGGGCGTTTAGGGAATGTCCACGCTGACCCTTTGATGGACACTAGGGCTTACTTTGATATTGGTGGGACCGGGGCGAAGTCTGATGCAACAAGCATATGGACCGTTCAGTTTTACAAGTCAGAGATACGAGTATTAGGTTACTACGAGGCGCAGGGTCAGCCGTTAGCGACACACGTTGCCTGGTTACGCGATCAATCACAGAACATAAAGACTGTTGTGCTTCCGCATGACGGTAGAACACACGACAAAGTCTATTCGGTTAGCTACGAGTCAGCGTTGAGAGATGCTGGCTTTAACGTGGTGGTGGTGCCTAATCAGGGCGCAGGCGCTGCAGGGCATCGAGTAGAGGCCACCAGACGAGTATTAGGATCGGTACACTTTAATGAGCCAGCGTGTACGGCAGGCATTGAAGCCTTGTGCTGGTATCACGAGAAACGCGATGAGAATCGAGGTGTTGGGCTAGGGCCTAATCACGATTGGTCTTCTCACGCAGCGGATAGCTTTGGAATGATGGCGGTGGTGTATGAGCCGCCCAATACATCATGGGGCAAGCCGTTAAGAGTTAATTTGAAGGGTATTGTATGAGCAATAGGATTAAGGGAATTATTGACGCTGTCTCTGACCTTGCTATGGATTACTCTTCGCGGATGGCTAGGGCAAAGGATCAAGATTTTGATTTTGCTGATGGTAGCTCGCGTGAGGGTATCAATTACGTTAACGAAGCGATGCGCGATGGTGATCCGCAGTCGCGGGCATTTAGTCAGTACCTGTCTGATAACAATATTCCTTATAAGCCGCACGTTGCTAGAACGGGAAGCACCTACATTGACGTACTTGGTGACCCTTACAAGCTACGCGATGGCGGTTACTCGCAAAAGGCACTGCAATACAGATTTGCCGACCATTCTAAGGGAAAGTTTGGTCAGAACTCGTATCTAGGTGCGAAACACATAGACAGGTCAATGGAGGCTGATGTATTCCCTGGCGGCAACACTTTAGAGCAGGCCATAGCGAAGCTTGAGGATACACCTGGTGTAAGGTCGCGTGATGCGGCATTTGATCCCGCGAGGCGGTTTGATAAAAACTACTTAGCTGGTGGTGCTGGCTTGGGTATTTTAGGCGGCTCGATGTTTGCTTCAGAAGATGCTGATGCATCATTAAGATCATTAGCGCAGCGTGGAATGAGTCTTGTTGATATTATTGACCCGGAAGATAGTAGGGTTGGTGAGTATTATTTACAAAAAGGCTCCGATCCTAAAAGCATAGGGTCGGTTAAAACAGATTATGCTCTAGATTCTGGGTTTGGTGATGGCTATATGGCCTCACAAAACACAGAAATAGCCCCAGGATATCGCAGGCAAGGTTTAGCTCGTGAGATGTATGATGCTATTGAAGAAGTAAGTGGAAACAAATTAGTCCCGTCAGATACTTTGTCGCCTGATGGCGCTGCTATGTGGAATGCTCGAAATCGTGGGCTTCTGGAGCAGGTACAGCAAAGGATGGGCAGCGACGATTATGATACTGTCGAGCAAGTATTGCGGCCAGATGGCATGACGCCGTCGTTACAACTAAAAGGGTTTAGCCGTAATTTTGGCACAACGGGTTTAGGCGCTGGGTTGCTAGGTGGATTGCAATCAGAAGACGCAGAAGCTGGCCCTATTTCGGAAGCCTTGAATTTAGGGCAGCGTGTGTTGCAGCTAGGCATTTTAAAGGCAGAGTCTGCTGGTAATCCTAACGCAGTCAAGACGGCAATAACGAAATATCAAAACGCAATGAGAAATAACCCGGCTTTTGCTGATAGAGAGCGTAGAGCCTATGCAAATGACTATGAAACGGTATTTTCAGCAGCCTCAATTCCTGACAGACAAATAATTACACCAGAGTCTTTAGTGGGTAAAACGCTGACACCAGTACGAGGAGACCGAAGCGACATTGGTCATTTATCTCAAGTAGGCGGTATACCTATTGATGTCCCGGTTGAAGGGGGCAATAAGTTTAGTCGTCAATACGGGGGGTGGGCTTCTGCCGAGCCAATTGCAAGAGGCCAGCACAATAAGCATATAGCTGCTGCCGAAGATACGCAAAACGACGTTTTTGGTGTTTACAACACAATGGGCAGGGAATCGGTTAATTTTAGTACGCCTATTGCTGAAGGAATGATGCAGCAAATTCCTGAGTTACGTCGTTTAGCTAAAGCTGACATAAACGACTTTGACAAAGAAATACGGTCATTAAAAAGCGTAAAATATGTTAAGGGTGGGGATAACGTAACAACCTATCCTTACAGCGATTGGGTTGGGCTTGACCATCCAGACGCCATGAGTCAGTTAATGGGTGAAAATGGATACCCAAGATGGGGTAAATTAAGAACTGCTTTTACAACAACGATGGGAAAGGCGGCTTATCGCGACAAGGGGTTTCCCTCGTATGACGAGCTAGTAAAAGCGACCGAAGACCCTGCTCTGGTTAGCGCATCGATTGGCGACTCTGGGCATAGTATTTACAAGGCAGATACGACGAAAGGTGCTCAACCCTTCGACCAGCATAAAACATACGATTACCAAATGCCTGGTGAGTACGCTGGTGGCTTTGAGCAATCTGTTCCATTTAATGTAATGTTTCCGAAAAGCTTTGATCGGTTTATAAACACAAAGACTAAAAGCGGAAAGCTAATGACGCCTGATCAAGCGACTGTAGCAACTAACATTCGTAAAGATGGTTACGAGGTTGCCGATCAACAATGGCTTGATGGAGTGCAAGGATTTATTGATAGAAATAAGCAACGTGTAGCAGCCGGTGGTCTTTTGGCGTCTGGCGGTGCAAATGCAAACACTGTAAGTCAGCCACAAAGTGGTGGGTTGCTAGATTCAATAGGCGATACAGCATTAGAGACCATGTCGGGTGTTAACCGGGCAGTAGCTGATGGGGTTAACTTCTTAACCTCTGATCAGATTAATGCGGTCTTAAACCTATCGGGTAGCGAAAAGCGC